ACAACTGGGGGGCTATCTGGGGAGGGATGACGGAGTTCGTCGCTTCTATCTGGACTACGATTCTTGAGACCGTTAGCACGGCCATCAACGTCATTATTGAAAATCTCAATAAGCTGATAGATGGATTTAACACAGTTTTCAGGACGAGTATTCCCCCGATAGAGGAGATGGCGAGTGCGCTGATGGACTTAGGCTCCGCTGCGGTAGATGCCATTGACGATTTCATCCACCTCGGCACTGGCACGGATACAGTGTTGGACAGGAGTCATCTACAGGTAGATAAGGCAACCGCAGCGGTGGAGGATCTGGGCAATGTTGCCGACGAGACTGCATCCAAAGTTGAGCAGATATTCGCCCCCAAGGATACAGCAGAAATTTATTCCCGTAGCCCTTTCCTGCAATACGCCGCCCAACTCCAGGCAATGGGGCGTCCGATGGAAGACCTAACTGCCGAGGCGAGGAAGTTATCTGATATGTTTGGCATCAGCATGTCTCAGGCCATTGATGACCTCGCAACAGTAGGGCTGCAAGAACTAAGGCGGCAAAGCCAGGAGTACATCGCAGAATTGCTGGCGGGCACAGAAATGATGGCAGGTCGCGCTGCCACAGGAAATGGTGGGAGCTATACCCCAGCACAGATCGCGCAGGCAGACCAAGGGTTTATCGCAGGGGTTAATGCACTGATGGCTGGGGACGACCCTAAGGTTGCATGGGAAGAGTGGAAGGAGCAGCAGCCGATTGTCGTAGACGCCAATATAGACGGCAAGAAGGTTGATTCTAGCGTCGGCGAACAAGCGGGCGAAAACGCGGAGTTCCCGTAATGGCCTGGACATTACAACTACTCAACGATGACACCACGCTGTCCCTAAATGACGGGACAGCGTACTCTGCCCGTCCTGGGTTTTTAGCCCCTCCTCCTCCTGTCAGGACGGCCCGTGGAGGGGCCAACCTATTTCGGCATGGGTCAGATATGACGGAGCGGGTCTATGCCAATCGTAGAGTCACGGTCACTCTACGCATCCACGGGACAAGCCAAGACAACCTTATTGCCAATATCCTGGCGGTTAATAGGCTCCTGGAACGTGCTGCTGAGTATACGACGCATGGGCTTGGTTCCCAGGTCAAGTTGCGGCGTCAGTGGGAGAACGCCACGAACCAGGTGGACTTCTACGTCCTGTCGGGCACGCTGACTCTGGGGGATGAGTTCTCGCCTGTGCATACCCAGAACACCACGTTCGCCAATGCTGTCATGCGATTAACCTGTGAGCCGTTCGCATACGGCGCAGAGGAGAGCGTCGAGAACTACGTACTCAATGCGGGCTTTGAGGTATGGACAGGGTCAGGGTCGGCTCTGGTTGAGTGGACTGAGAGCATCACTGCCACAGGGTCGAGTGCCCTGACGAACACGGTCAGCAAAAACGGCGCAACCTGCTGCAAGCTGGTGATGACGGACTCTGGCGGCAGCGGTCAGGTTGTGGAGCGGAGCCAGGTGCTGCTGGATGTAACCGCTGGGCAGGTCTGGTCATTCCAGTGCTGGGTGCGGGTGGACGAACTAACTGATTGCAAGGTCGTCATGGAATTGGACTACAACACAGGCACGGACGTAGAGGTATCAACCACAACGGTCAATGCCTCTGAGTTCGTTAAGCTAACTGCGAATAATAATACCGTCCCTGGCAGCGTGACACAGGTCACTCTACGGCTGCGCCTGGAATCTGCTGCTGCGAATGCTACAGGCACGGTCTATATCGACAATGTGATAGCAGTGCAAGCCGCAGCCGTCCCAGTGGCGTGGACGAGTAGTCGGAGCATCGCTAACCATTACGACCTGGATGTCGTTGGTCAACTGCACACCAACCATATAGACATACATGATGTGCCAGGAGATGTGCCAGCCCTGCTACAGGTGCGGGTTGCCGAGGCGCAGGCTCATACTGAGTTCTGGGCTGGGGCTAGGCACGCAGGACGGCAGCAAGATGTTGTGTGGCTACAGGGCTTTCGCTTTATTGTTGGCAATCTCGCCACCCCAGCGAATACCAGTTGGGACAATACCGACGAGACCACTGCCGATGCCACTGGTGGGAAAATGGCCGCAGCAGTTTTGACGAAGAACTCTGGCACGGTGGACTTAGCGGTGGACACATATGTCGGCTTCCGCGAAACGATTACCGCAGGGACTTTGCCCAAAGGGACGTTCCGAGTGCTCGCCATTGTAGGGTGGGAGGAGACGGGCACAACGGGCGCAGACCCCACCAAGTTGGAGTTCGGGCTAGGCTATGGCTATGGCGCATTTGAGCTACTCGACACGGCGAACCCTGTGGTGACGTCGTTTGTAGCTCTCCCGTCCACCTCCACGACGGAGGTGCGTGGCACGATTCTCGACCTGGGCACTATAACCCTCCCTCCAATTGCCAGTGTCGATGGTATGTCCGATGCCACATTGACGCTGAGAATCTTCGCAGGGACGAACGATGTCATCGGCTCGTTCGGTTCGTCCGATGCTGTGCATTGGTATCTCGATTCCGTGGTGCTTATGCCCATAGATTATGGGAGCATCTATCTCTCCAAAACGTCAGCCGCAGATGTTATCCTTATGGACTCGATGAGTCGCACGAAGGGGGCATATATACTCGATGCCAGCGACGTTGTGCAGTCGTTCCCAAGCAACCAGTTGGGACGTAGCCCAGAGGCCCATCCTGATGGGACACGGATATATATCCTGGCGCAGAGCGCAGCGGCTGCGCCGTATACTATTGGGGATACATTTACGGTATCCATCACCTACCGTCCCAGATTTCTCCATGTGATGGGGGCATAATGCCGCTCAAGCCCAGCCTACAGATACGGCTATATGATGACGACCTATCCTCTCCGACGCTGATTGATGACCTGACGGATAGGGTTGGCGGGTTGCGTTTTGGCACAGCCTTAAATGGAGGCTTTAAGACCTGCAAGTTCACCCTGCCCACCACAGTCGGGGGGGCGTGGATGTGGCTTAGTCGAGAGGGTAAGCGGGGATACCATTTCAACAGGATCACTGTCCATGAGGAGCAGACCCTAATCTGGGAGGGGCGCATCCTGGAGGTGGAGTTGTTGGTACAATCAGGGGAGCAGAGCATACGGGTCACTGCTATGGGATACTGGACAGCGTGTCGTGACCAGTTTTATGGCAGCATTACGAGCAGCCCCACCGATTGGACAAGCGGGAGCGGGCATGAGATGTCGGACATTATCAAAGAGATGCTGACCAAGGAGTGCCCCGACATTAACTCCGACCAGAGCAATATTGTCACAACCAGCCGTGACCTTGTTGGCATCGACCTGTCCGCGAATGAGTATCCACAGAAGCGAATTACCGAGTTGACCGACCTCTCAGACAGCGACGGGAATATCTACTTTTTTGCCATCTGGGATAACCGCATCCCTTATCTGACCGCACGGGACGCCACGACGGTTGACTGGTATGTGTGGCTCGCCGACTTGGGCAATCTGAGCCTCCAACAGTCTGCGTTGGGCTTACGCAATGCCGTGCTGCCTTATATTGGCACTACGGCAGGGACTGTGCAGACCGATGCAACGAGCCTGCTGCTCTACCCCAGGCGTGAGGAGAAATTGACCGTGCCGACAGGGACAAATGCTAACACCCAGGCCGATGCTGCATCTGGACGGGCTAGCGAACAGTCCCTCCCCAGGCAAGCCCAGTCGTTTGATGTGACTGGCCGCATCTATCGCACCACTGGAGGACGACTTGAAGAATCCCAGAAGTGGAGGGTGCGGGCTGGGGATGTCATACGAATCCAAGACCTGGTTCCAGCCACCGCCGCAACGCCCAGCCTGGATGATGTCCGCACGTTTTTCATAATGGAGACCGACTATAACGCCCAGAATGATACGTTGCGCCTACAGCCAGACCGTAGACGCCGCAGCATCAGCGATATGGTGGCAAAACTTAGAGCATAGAGAGGGGATATGATGCTACAGATGTTAATGAGGTTCCTCCCAGCAGACAAACGGGCGATAGTACGGCTTTCGATGAGGATGGTTGCCAAGCTGGATACGCCACAGGAGCGGAAGGCCGTTGCCGAGTGGGGCATAAGGGCATTTGCCGATGGTCAAATCACGGTGCCAGAATGGGCGGAGTTGGGTGGCAAGCTCGGTATCCTAACAGGGCCTCGAAAGAACGGGAATGATAGGTAAATGAGAGATGCTTTTGCAGGGTTCATAGCCTCTATTGGGGATGCCATCAAGGACCTCAC